AGAAGGTGGCAGTATGGCAAAAGAAGAAAAAAAGACGGAAAAAAACAAGCCGAAGCCTTGCCCGAAGTGGCTAAGTGATGCGGCTAAAAAAGAGTGGCGAAGGATAGCGAAAATCTTCGCAGAAGAAGAAAAAGAATTTACAGACAAAGACCTTAAAGCCCTAGAAGCATATTGCACGAACTATGCAAAGTGGCAGAAATGCGAACAGATCATAGATGAAAAAGGGTACAGTATGGAAGTGGGCGATAACGGATACGAGCAACAAAGACCAGAGGTAAGTATAGCAAACAAAGCACAGACAGAAATGAGAGCCTGGGCGAAAGAATTAGGATTAACACCAGCAGCGCGACAAAGAATGAAAGCAGAGAGCGCACAAGGCGAAAGCGGCATAGACGCAGAGCTGGACGGAATGATAGCACATGATTAACAAGGAATTGCTTTTGGCTGCCTGGTTGGAGAAGTTACAAAAGAAGTGGGATACGGAAGAATACTACTACGATGTAGAGGAAGCAAAGAAAGTATTTAAGTTCGTGTCGAAGTTGACTAATGACAGAGGAGCAAGCCGAAACTTTGACTTATTAGAATTTCAGTTTGAAATAGTAACAGAAATACTATGTGTGAAGCGAAGGGAAGACGGTAAGCGAAAACATAGAGAAGCACATATAAATATACCGCGTAAAAATGGTAAATCATTTCTAGCGGCGATTATAGTAGTGTACCTATTTTTCTGCCAGCGGCATATCTTCGGCGCGCTTTTTATTTTAACGGCAAATACAACCAAACAGGCGGGCGAGCTGTACGGAACGGTAGAGCATTTCATAAAAGCAAATAAGACACTACGCCGCTACTGCAAGATTACAAGCAGTACGAAAACCATTATACGAAAAGATAACGGTAATAAGCTTATGGTGCTGTCGTCAGATGCAGACAACGCCGACAGTTTTAATGATTATGTAGCCGTCCTGGACGAGATACACCAGGCAAAAAACGACGAAATGTATGGAAAGTTAAGAACGGGGCAAGGAGCATGGGACGAGCCGCTAATAATGACAATTACAACGGCTTCCAGCGGAGAAGACCCGGCAAACCCGGAAATGCAGCTTTACACTATGGCGAAGAAAATAGAAGCCGGGGAAGTGAACGACCCGAGCTTTTACTACAGGATTTACGAAGCTGATAAGGATTGTAATGTAGAGGACGAAACACAATGGTATAAATCAAACCCGGCGTTAGGAGTATTTAGAAAACTGGAAGACCTGGCGAACTTTGCAAAGCGTATAAGACTTATGCCTTTACAGGAAAATATGTTTAGGCGTATGTTTTTGAACCAGCACGTAGCGTTAGACCATGAAAAAGGTGCTATAAATATGGATTTGTGGGACTTGTGTACGAAAAAGGTAGACACGAAAGACCTAGAAGGCTGGAAGTGCTGGGGTGGCTTGGATTTATCAAGTAAAAATGATATTACGGGCTTTGTCCTGGTATTTTATGAAGAGACAACCGGGCGATTTATCGTAGTACCGTACCTGTATACGCCGAAAGAAACGGTAGCATACAGGCAGCATAAGGACAATAACCCTTATGAATACTGGATAAAAAAAGGCGATTTGATAGCTTTAGACGGAAAATATGTAAATTTTGAACGCTTCTTAGACCATGCGGTAGAACTGGACGAAAAATACAGGATAGAACAGATAGGCTTCGACCAGTGGGGAAGTACAACAATCATAAACAGATTAGAAGACCGCTGGGACGTTATACCGATAGGACAGGGAACTAAGACCATGACACAGGTTATTAACGATTTTGAGAACCTATTAGTAGACGAAAGGCTGATTATTGCAGAAAATGAGTGCTTCCGATTCATGGCGAAGAACTGTATAGCAGTTTACGACGAAATGTTAGGAGTTAAGTACAGCAAGAAGAAAAGTAAATTTAAAATCGACGGTGTAATAGCTATGCTTATGGGCTTGCTATTGTGCATCGAAGAAAATGGTATTGAACACTATAACCCGGTGGAATACCTGGACGCGATGTAAGAAGGAAAAAATATGCTTAAGAAGTTAAAAAACATAAAGAAAAAAATAGTGATCGCAGACGGGCTATTATTGGCAGCTATGGCGGTAGCGTTTGGGACGACATACGACATAAACCCGCATATCGGTATGTATGTTTTAGCTGCTGAGCTGGCAGCAGTCGCGATTATGATAGTAAGGAGTGGTAAAAGTTAATGTTTTTGGATTTTTTGGAAAAAAGAAGCGAAGAAGTAGACGATACGCCGCGACTTACGGACGAAGAAAAACTTTTTTTAAAGGTTTTCGGGATAGAAGAAGACCAACCAGCGGCGGCAATGAAGGAAGCAACCTACTTTACCTGTATAAAAAAGCTGTCGGAAGCAGTGGCGAAAACGCCGCTATATCTTACCCAGGACACGGAAACAGGCGAAAGAAGGGCAAAAGAACACCCGTTATATGAACTTTTGAGCTTAAGACCAAACCCGTATATGACGGCGGTAGACTTTTGGAAGGCAATAGAAGCCACCAGGCAGCACGAAAGTATAGCCGGAGCGGTAAAAGTGTACGGAAGAAAAGGGAAAATAGAAGCTTTGTACCCTTGCACGATAGAAGGAATCACTATAGACGATGCGGGTGTACTCAGATCAACCAAAAAGCATAAAGTTTTAGTTGATTTCAAAGTACCAGGTACTGGAATGAACGAAAGCGCCTTTTATGAGGATTTGCTGATATTCAAAGGCTTTACTATGGACGGAATCAACACGGAAGCAGTAAGGACTATCGTAAAAAGCACGATAGACGTACAGATTAAAGCGCAGAATTACCTTAATACGTTATTTGATAACGGGTTGACTAACAAAATGGTAATACAGCTTACAAGCGATATAAGGGACGAAAAAGAGCTTAAAAAGATACAGGAAAAGTTTGGAAAGCTTTACAGTAAAGGGAAACGCATCTTTACAGTACCAGCGGGATTTAATGTACAGCCCGTTAATTTATCGCTGGCAGACGCGCAATACGAACAGATCAGAAGAATGTCTATTAGTCAGATCGCGGCGCTATTCGGTATAAAAATGTATCAGCTTAATGACTTGAAAGACACAAATAATAATTCGCTAGAACAGCAGCAGTTAAGTTTTTTAGTAGATACATTGCTTATCTTGTATGAGTCAATCGAACAGGAAGTTACGTGGAGCTGTTTAACAAAAGAGGAAAGAACACAAGGGTATAAAGCGAAGCATAACACAAATGTAATATTACGTTCTTCGCCGGAAACACAGCAAAAAATACTATGCGCTTATGTGGCTGGTGGAATTATGAAACCGAACGAAGCGAGGTTAGAACTTGGACGTGAAACCACAGAGGACGGCGACGACCTTATAGTAAATGCGGGTGTGCTTAAGCTTAAAGATTTGGGAAAGGAGATAAAGGGTAATGCCGAAGAATGAAACACACAACAGGGAAGAAACAGTAGGAATACAGGAAAAAAGAAATTATGTAGCAGCCCAGGAAATACAGCTTGAAGTAAGAGCAGCGGCAGAAGGCGGAGAAAGCCGGACGATTGGCGGATATGCAGTTAAGTATAATACGCCTGTAGTTATTACTGATCGCTGGGGCGACAAATATTTAGAGGAAATCGCCGCCGGGTGCTTCGATGAAAGCTTAAGCAGATGCAAAGAGAGCGGAAGCGAGATAAAAGCCTTATGGAATCACGACACAAGCCGCCCGCTTGGAAATACGAAAACGGACACACTAAGATTTAACACGGGGGATACTACCGGGCTGAATTACGACATTGATCTGCCTAATAATACATGGGGAAACGATGTACGGGAAAGTGTGCAGCGTGGAGATGTAGACGGTAGTAGCTTCGGTTTTATCTGCCAGGAAGATAAATGGAGCAAGGTACAACATGAAGGCGAAGAAATGTACAAAAGAAGCATTATAAAAGCGGAGCTGCTAGAAGTAAGCCCGTGTACGTTCCCAGCTTATGACAGTTCACAAATTAACTGTAGAAGTTTTGAACGTATGAAAGAAGATACAAAAGAAGAGCAAAGGCTGGAAGAGCTGAGAAAAGAAGCGAGACTACTAGAAATCGCAGATAAAAACAATAAGGAGTAACAAAATGACAGTACAGGAATTAAGAGAAGCGATTACACAGAAAACAGAGGAAATTAACGGATACCTGGAAAGCAGAGACGCGGACAAGGCAGAGGAAGCGTTAGCAGAAAAAAGAAAATTGCAGAAATTACTTGCAGTAAGAGAAGCAGAAGACGACGAAGAGCGGGAAGACCTGGGAAGACAGAGAAAACAGAAAGAAAGTAGAACCACAGGAGCAGTAAGCGAGTTGAGAGCTGCCGTTAAATTTGCTTTGCATGGAAAAGCGGCATTAACAGACGAAGAAAGAGCAGCGGTAAACATTGACGGAAACGCCGCTATTCTGCCGGAACAGTTTGTAAATGATATCCAGGTATTAAGAGCTGGATTCCCGAGCCTTAAAAACCATTGTCATATCATTAAAGCAACTTCTAATCATGGTAAAATGCCATTTGCAAAAATTGGCGGTAAAAAGCTGAAAAAGTATAAATCTGGAACGAAGCTTACAGGAGAAGCAGCAAATACAGAGGACATTCAGTACAACATTGAAAATTACGGCGCACTTGTACCAATCGCAAACGATTTACAGGAAGACGAAGCCGTTAATATCGTACAGGAAGTTATTAAGCCGGACTTCGCGGAAGCTGGGGTTAATACTGAAAATGATGAAATTATGCAGATCGTAGAAGGAAGTGCGGTAGACAAGTCTACAGGTGCGAAAGATTGGAGAGATGTAAAGAAAATCATTGACGGAGTATTACCGACACTTCGAGGAAGAGTAGTAGTAATTACAAATCTTTCCGGCAGCGTGTACTTGAAGTCCCAGGAAGACAAGAACGGAAGAAACTTAGACCTGGTTAAAGAGGTAAATGGTAAGGAATACTTCCAGGGCAAAGAACTTATTACGCTGAGTGATGAAGACATTACAGCAAGCGCTACAGGAAAAATGATTTTTTATGTAGCAAACCTGTATGCGCTGGTTAAATTCTTCGAGAGAAAAGGCTATACAGTATCCACGGACAAATCTGTTTTCTTCGAGTCTGACGAACTGGCATTAAAAGTACAGGAACGCTTTGACTGTGAGAAATTGGACGAAAGAGCAGATTTTAAAGTAGAATTCACACCAGCGTAGGCGGTAGATCATGGCGATCACATTACAGGAAGCGAAAGAATATTTACGTGTAGGATATGACGACGATAACGACTATATCACAGAGCTTATAGAAATATCAGAAGCTTATATAGACGGTTGCGTAGGTACTGCATACCGGGAAAAGAATAAGTATAGCTGTGAAGAAGAATATAAGAGAGGGTGCAGACTTGCTACCCTCTTACAAAAGAAAATAATAAGCGATATGTATGATATTAGAGGGACTACCGTAAGTAATAATACAAAACAGGATAACATTACAAAAACTATACTAGATAAGCTGGCGAACGTGGGGTAGTGATATGTATGTAATGATACAGAAACGAGAAAAGACTGTAGAGAAGGGGCGACCAGTAGAAAAGTGGAATGATTACTTAAAATGCTGGTGCGAAGTGAAAAGCTTATACGGGAAAGAACTGTATACAGCACTGGAAGCAAAGCTAGAAAATGTAATGAACTTTGAAACGCGCTATTGTAAAGCCCTGGAAGCATTGAATACGAAAGAATACCGGGTAGTATGGGGCGAACGCATATTTAAGCTTATCAATGCAGATTACGGAAAGTACGACCGTAAAAAAGTAGTGCTTAAAGGACAAGAAGTAGTATGAGTTTCAATATCACTATGAATTTTTTAGGACTGGACGAAGTGCAGAAAGAAATAGAAAGACTCAGTACGGAGTCAGAACTAAAAGCCCTAAATAAAAAGATTGTAAAGAAAGCCGGAAAAGTTGGCTTAGAAGAATCAGAAGGGCAGATAAGAAAGAAAGCATACAGCAAAAACCCTATGAAATCCGGGCGACGCGGCAGCAGAACAGGGCAGCACGCGGCGGATAATGTGCCGGAAAAGGGAACAACACAAAGCGGGAACTATGGAGAAGTTATAGGCTGGGAAAAAAGTGATACTTCGCCATTCTTCTACATGAAGTTCCATGAATGGGGTACAACGATGCATAAGCCTAAAAAATTCATGCTGGAAGCAGCGCGCCCGACGTATCAAGCACTAAAGAGTATAGCAGAAGAAGAATACGAGAAAGTTTTAAAGGAAAAGTTAGAGGGATAATATGGCACTTCTAAGCGAAAAAGAAAAACAGCAGCTTAAGCAGATTATAGCGGATTATCCGAATAACGAAGACCTGGATTTAACAGCATATATAGCAGAAGTAATAGGTATAACAGGAAAGCACGTAGAAGAAGGCTGGTACAACCAAGATATAAACGATACACACATTACTTTTTACTATATAACGGATACAGACGCAAACCATAGCGACGATAAGAACGAAGCAGAAGAATACTATATACAGGTAGATATATGGAGTGAAGAAGATTGTTTTCTTTTGAAACGGAAAATAAAGAAATTACTTAAGAAGGCGGGCTTTACATATTTTGCGGGGAATGATGATTATGAACAGGATACGAAAATATACCATAAAGCAGCAAGATTTTATTTTTTAATAAATACCGAAGGAGAAGATTAAAGTAATGAAAGTCCAGGAAAATAAGCAGACAATCGAGAGAAGCAGAGTAGTAGGCTTAAAAGATATTTGCGTAGCAGCAGTTACCACAAACGACGCTACAACATATGCAGCGGAAATACCTACCAGGCTGGCGAAAGCAATCACAGCAACTATTAAAGAGACGTT